GTCTATGAAGCTACTAAGCGTAGCGATGGACATTTCAGCATCTACTGGCAAGGATTTAGGCTCAGTCACAACCGCGTTAAGCCGCGCATTCAATGGTAATTACGCTTCATTAGGAAAATTACAAACCGCTTACACAGCTGCCGAACTTGAAGCGATGGGTTTCGAAAAGACCGTTGCAGCATTAAGCAATCAGTTTCAAGGTGCAGCCCAAAAGAACGCCGAAACGTATTCAGGCAAGATTGAGTTGCTTAAAGTGGCGTTCGGTGATGTTTCCGAAGAAATCGGTAAAGGTATCGTTGCTTTTTTAACAAGTTTAGGGTCTGGCAATTATGACAAAGGCTTACAGAAACTTGTCAATTTTGGTAGCGCCATTGGTGATGTATTCCGCCGTGCTGGCGTGACTATCGAATACACAAAAGCTTTACTTTCGACAGGTTTCCGCGTTGACGAAGAAGAAATGCGCAAGTTGGAAGAAATCCGTGCGCGCTTCGACAACCCACAGGCTTCGGCTAATCGCATGGCAAATAACCCTGCCGCCAACAGGGCGTTCCTAGCAGATTTACGCAAGCAACAACAATTGAATAAAAAGATTGAGGCAGACCGTAAAAAAGCTGCTGCGCTTGCTGCTAAGGCTGAGAAGGAGCGCTTGAAGAAAGAAAAAGAAGCGTTACAGCTTAAGCGCGCTGGCTCCATATTTGATATGGAAAACATTCAAATTGTCGCAGCGATGCAAGGCAAGATAGACGGCGAACAGCGGATACGTCTAGTTGCATTGTTAGCATTAAACAACGGCATAGCGGAAGCCGCTGAAAAAGCATCTAAAGCGGTATTAGCTATAAATGCTCCCGCATTGGCAAGCCTGGGAGTAATTATCGAGGCTGGCGACAAAATTGAAGACGTCATCGGAAAACTTATAAATGCACAGGCACGCACCGCATTAGTAGATTTAGGCATTAAAAACATTCCTAAGGCCAAAAATCCTTTTGAGGATTGGGACGCAATTCTTAAAAAGATTATTTTTGACCTAGACGTTATTGCTGCAAAGATTAAAGGAATGCCATCGGTTACCCCTGGCGGCACAGTCTCAGGCGGCGGTGGTGGCGGCGGCGGTGGTGGCGGCGGCGGTGGTGGCGGCGGCGGTGGTGGTGGCGGTGGTGGAACAATCTTTACAGTACCCAATCCGTTTAATCCAAGTTCCCCTGCAATTTCCACTTCAACAATCGCAGACCAGATTGGAACGCTCACAGCTTTACGCGCTACAACTGAATCAGGCACAGCAATAAACTTCTTGCTTAAAGAACATATTGACACGCTATCGAATGCCACGACCCTATCAAGCTTAAATGCACTAGGCGATGAGCAAGCAAGAATGCGTGCTATGGGAATGTTCGATACGCCTGGCATTACCGCAGGTTCACTATTTGACCCTAGCCGTTTTAGGCGAGCAGATGAAGGCGGTACGAACGTTACAGTCATCGTTGAAGGCTCAGTAATATCTCAGCAAGACCTAACCGAAGCCATTACCGACCAGTTGTACCTATACCAAAAGTCAGGTAAAGGCATTCTTTACGATAGCGTGAGTATCTAGTGCCAGCTCCTACGCTTCGGGTATTTGTAGACTTTGATAGCGCAACGGCTTTCGAAACTAACCCTCTAATTCTTGGTAGTGCCACGAAAGGCATTTTAGGAACAAATAGACTTGGTTCGGGCACATTGCCGATTGAAATTACAGACCTGGTAACCCGTGTAGCTATCCGTCGTGGCCGTAACCGTATTACTTCTAAGTTCGAGTTCGGCAGCGCAGACGTGGTGCTTTATGACCAAAATGGCGACTGGAACCCCATGAATACAGCTGGGGCCTATTACCCGAATTTAGTACCGCTACGTCAGATTATTATTTATGCGACTTATGGCGGTTCCGACTATTACCTATTTTCGGGTTATATCACTAATTACGACACAGGATTCAGGCAAGGTAACGAAGACTTAAGCACGGTAACGCTTAAATGCGTAGATGCGTTCAAACTCCTTGCAGGTTCGGCTATTAGCACGGTATCAGGTGCTCCCGCTGGACAGTTGTCAGGTGCCCGCGTTAATGCCCTTCTAGACGGCGTAGATTGGCCTGTAAGCCTTCGAAACATAGATACTGGGGAAAGTACCCTACAAGCGGACCCAGGCACCTCTAGGAACGTTCTAGAGGCATTGCAGACGGTCGAGAATAGCGAGTTCGGCGGTATCTTCGTAGACGGCGAGTCTAAGGTTAACTTCGTTGACCGTAACACGCTTATCTCACGTCCAGCCACATCTCTATACGATTTTAGTGATACAGGCGCAGATATTTCATACACTAACGCAGTCGTAGCTTTTGATGATACAAACCTCATAAATGACGTAACCGTCACCCGCACGGGCGGTACAGCACAAAATGTTTACGACCAGACGTCTATAGACAAATACTTCCTGCATTCAGGCATCCGTGACGGTATTTTAGTCCAGACAGACGCAGAAGCTCTCAATCAGGCTAAAGGTATTTTGGCTACCCGCAAGGACCCAGAGGTACGCATAGACAGCATTCAGCTTAACCTTTACGACGATACCAACCCCAATAAGCCTTTAGCTGGCGTGGACATTGACCTACTCGACGGCATTACGGTTACTAAGACCATGCCAGGCTCGACAAGCGTAACCCAGCCCAGCCTGGTCAACGCCATTCACCATGACATTACTAAATCAAGCTGGAACACAACCCTATTCACTTCTGAGCCCTTGTTAGCTGGCTTCGTGTTAAATAGCACCGTAAGCGGTATACTAGGCGAGGACGTCTTAAGCTACTAAGGAGACACAATGGCAGGTGCAGGTTATAAGTTATTTCAGACGGGTGACGTCTTAACCGCAGCTCAGGTAAACACATATTTAAACGAGCAGACCGTGATGGTCTTTGCAAGTTCCGCTGCACGCACAAGCGCGTTATCGAGCGTATTAGCAGAAGGCATGGTCTCCTACCTTCAAGACACAAACGCAGTAGAAGTTTATGACGGCTCTAACTGGGTTTCTATTGGTTCATCTGGTGACATCACGGGTATTACAACAGGAACCGACTCAGGTTTGACAGGTGGCGTTACTTCAGGAACCGCTGACCTAAAACTTCAATTACAGTTTAACGCACAAACAGGCACAACGTACACACTTGTAGTTGGCGACCTAAACAAGTTAGTTACCTGCTCCAATGGTTCAAGCATTACTGTCACAGTTCCACCGTCTGTGTTCTCAGCTGGTAATCAAATTCATGTTCAACAAATCGGAGCAGGACAAGTTACCTTCGCACAAGGCTCAGGGGTAACAATCACAAGCACGGGTGCTACCGCATCTGCGCCTAAGTTACGCGCTCAGTATTCAGCTTGCACAATTATCTGCACTGCTTCAAATACTTTTACAATTTTAGGTGATATTGCGTAATGCCAATCTTAGGAATTGTAGCGTCACAGAATTATCCACGCGCTGTCGCTCCTACGACTGTCGAATATTTAGTTATCGCAGGTGGCGGTGGTGGTGGCGGTTCTCCACTCAACTATGCTGGCGCAGGTGGCGGTGGTGCGGGTGGTTATAGAACCGCATCTGGATTTAGCGTTAGTGGTGGAACAAATTACACAGTTACCGTTGGAGCTGGCGGTGCTGGCGTTGTTGATGGTGATGGAGTAAAGGGTTCGAATTCAGTTTTTTCAACAATCACTTCTACGGGTGGCGGTCTTGGCGCAAGAGAAGGTTCCACAGGTGGTAATGGTGGTTCGGGTGGCGGCGTATCGCAGAACGAAAACGATTGGGGAACGGGTAATGAAGGCGGTTACTCACCTGTCGAAGGTTACAATGGAAGCAATAACGGTAACAACAATGGCGGCGGTGGCGGTGGCGGTGCAAGTGCCGCAGCTGTAGCTAAAGGCGTTAGTGGCGAGGGAAGTAATGGTGGCGCAGGACGCGCTTCTTCAATTACAGGCACATCTGTCACAAGAGGTGGCGGTGGTGGTGGCGGTGGCGATTTAGCTGGTTTTGGTAGTGGTGGAGCTGGCGGCGGTGGAAACGGTAATACGAGAAATGGAAATGGAAACAACGGTACAGCTAATACAGGCGGTGGCGGTGGCGGCGCAGGTAACACTAATCAAGGCGGCAAGTCGGGCGGTAATGGTGGTTCTGGAATAGTTGTTATTGCTTATGACTCAAGCAAAAAGGATTTAACAGTAGGTGCAGGATTGACTTACACTTCAACAACAAGCGGTGGCAATAAGATTTACACATTTACAGCTGGAACAGGCACGGTGAGCTGGTAATGGCACACTACGCCTTTTTAGACTCAAACAATGTTGTTACTGAAGTTATTGTTGGCATAGATGAAACCGAACTTATTGAAGGATTAACTCCCGAAACTTGGTATGGCAATTTCAAAGGGCAAAAATGCGTAAGAACTTCCTACAACGGGAATATTCGCAAAAATTATGCAGGTGTCGGTTTTACTTACGATGCAGCTAAAGATGCTTTTATTCCGCCGAAACCACATGACGCAATTGGTTTTGATGAAGAAAAATGTGTGTGGATTGTTCCAGCAAAGGAATTAGATGCCGAAACTGTGTAAAGCGGGGCAACAGCTTAGAGAACAGGTAGATGATGCGTGGCCCAGTAGAGATAGAGCTAGCGATGGTGCCGCAGCGTCACCTGGACATAAGGCGCATAGTCCTAAATCTGACCATAATCCTGATGAAAAAGGGATTGTACGTGCCCTGGACATTGACGCTGACCTTAAATCCGATAAATCCGCGGCGTTCGACTTTGCTAATCAGTTACGACTACTTGCCAGAACTGATAAGCGAATTTCTTACATTATCTTCAATGAGCGAATTGCATCCTGGGTCGGCAATTACCGATGGAGAAAATACAAAGGAATAAATCCACACAAGAAACACATCCACATTAGCTTTACAAAACTGGGCGATAACGATGGCAGCATGTTTTATCTGCCCATATTGACAGGAGACGAAGATGGAAGAACTAAAAGCGATAGCGGCAAGTTGGGCGCGAAGCTTTCTAGCAGCGGGAATAGCGACCTACCTAGCAGTCGGGTGGGATGCCAATGCAATTGTGAATGCCGCTCTGGCCGCGAGTCTGCCCGTTATCCTTCGTTATCTTAATCCTAACGATAGCGCATTCGGCAGACGATGAACCCGACAGATTGGGCCGCATTTGTCCTTGCGTGCCTATCTATAGCAGCCATTCTTATCGGTGGTCTGCGTTACATTATTCGCCATGAAGTACCTCTAATAATTGACCGCAGTCACATCGTGTCGCGCATCGAAAAACTAGAGGAGATGGTTCTAGAATTGCTTACTAACGATAGGAGCG